ACCTGAACGTGCATTGACTATTCCCCGCACGGAATCGAACAGGGCCGCCAACATTGCAGCGTTTGAGGCGGCAAAGCTAAAGCCGTTCCAAGTGACCAAGGAATGGATATCTGCCATCGACAACCGCACACGACGATACAGGGAAAAAGACGAGTACGACCATGCCCTACTTGATGGCAGCGTGCAAGAGCTTGACACGGCATTCACGCAGGTCGGGCGCACTAAAGGAATACAGGCGGTCGCACAATACCCACTGGACGCACAGGCACCTGCGGCATTTACGATAAATTGCAGGTGTGTTCTTGGCTTTGAATACAAGCGTGACGAGAACGGTGAACTGATACCCAAAAGATTAGTCTAATGCCAGTAATAAAGTGCAACAACGGGAAATGGCGCATCGGTGATGGCGAATGTGTGTACACCACTGAAGCGGCGGCCAATCGTGCATACAGGGCATATCTTGCGATGGAGGACGATGAGGACCACGACGATGACATCAAGGCATTGAAGGAAGAAACATATAACGACTATCCAGAGGCAGCCACTAACAATGCCAAGCGTGCATTAAAGTATAAAGAAGAAAACGGCAGCAGCTGTGGCACACCAGTGGGATGGACAAGGGCAAGGCAGTTGGCGAATAAAGAACCGCTAAGCCGCGACACCATCGCACGGATGGCATCATTCAAACGTCACCAGCAGAACAAAGACGTGCCATATGACGAAGGGTGTGGTGGCATCATGTGGGATGCCTGGGGCGGTGATGCAGGCATTAACTGGGCAATCGCTAAATTGCAGGCGATTGACAACAAAGATGAATCAATGATTTACGGATATAAGAGACTGCAGCAGGATATCAAGGATGTCGATGTAAAGCAGGGCATCGTGACGGGTTACTTTTCTGCGTTCAATATCGTGGATGCGGACGGCGACATAATCCGGCCGGGTGCGTTCAAACGCAGCATTGACGAATGGTTTCCGAAGGGAAGGGTAAAGCACCTGTTGAACCATGATCCAAAGCAACCCCTTGGCAAGATCAATGTGCTTAAAGAAGATGAATACGGCCTTTATTATGAATCGCAAATAGGCAAGCACAGTCTAGGGGTGGACTTCCTGAAGATGGTCGAATCCGACCTTGTGAAAGAGCATTCCATCGGTTTCAACGTGCGCAATCAAAAGAAGGGCAAGGATGCGAACGAACTGCTTGACATAACTTTGTACGAAGGGTCGAGCCTGACATCATGGGGCGCGAATGAATACACGCCGATGCTCGGTGTCAAGTCACTCGACCAAAGGGTGGAGAGGGTGAAGAAACTTGAAAAGTTTGTCAAGCACTCGGATGCCACGGACGAAACGATACAACTGCTAATGCTAGAGATTAAGCAACTGAACCAACTGATTGAGGACATGAGTGCCGCCCAGGCTCCTGCACCTGCAGACCCTGCGCCGGTAGTGGACTACGCCAAGATGGTGAAGGATGCTATGGACATAGTGATTTACAAAACAACAAAACACTAATACAGTGGAAGTAAAAGACATTGTTAGCGCAATAGAGCCCAAGGTGGCCGAGATGAAGGCCCAGGTGGCCAGCGAGGTCGCAGCCCTCGACGCCAAGAATGCTGCCATCGTCGCACAGCTGAACGAAGATGCCGCCAAGAAGGGCGAAAGCATCGCCGAGCTGAAGGCAAAGGTCGAGGCCCTTACTGCCAAGTCGGGCAAACTGGCTGCAGGCGTATCCGACAAGGCCGGATGGGCCAATAGCGAGCACATGAAGGCCGCCGTGATGGAAGTGATCGCCGAGAACTACGACGCCATCCGTGGCGAGCGTCCATTCGCAAGCAGCAAGGCGGTCGGCAACATGACCATGACCGACAACCTGACCGGCACGTCGCAGATCAGCTATGCGCAGAACCCCATCCTGCGTTCGTTCTTCCAGCCGCATCTGTACGATGTATTCCGCATCGTCCCGACGGCCACCGGCAACGTGACGTTTCCTAGGGGCAAGACGCCTGTGGGTGAAGGTTCGTTCGGCGCACAGACCGAGGGCAGTGCAAAGGCGCAGGTTGACTACGACGTGGAGATGGTGAATGTGTCTGTACCGTTCATCGCCGGTTATGCCCGCGTGAGCCGTCAGATGTTGCAGGACCTGCCCTTTCTTCAGTCGTACCTGTCGCAGTCGCTGATTGAGGACTGGAATCGCGCCGTCAACACTCGTTTCCTGAACACGATTGCCACCAACGCAACGGCCCTTGTCACTTCGCAGACCCTCACGGTTGCCAAGATGATCGACGGCCTTGCACAGCATGGCAAGCTCGGTCTCGGCCAGGCAAACCTGATCCTGACCACCTGGGAAGCATGGTCCACCCTCCTGCTCACCAAGCCCAGTGATTTCAGCGTGCCTGCTTCGGTGGCTGTCGATGCCTCCGGTGCCATCAGGATCAACGGCGTCCCCGTCGTTCCGCACGCACAGGTCACAGGTTCGAGGTTCTACGCCATGAACACCAATGCTTTCGGTATCGCCCAGGCCTCCGGCCTCGCGGTCCGCAGCACGGAGTTCAACGAGGACGATTTCATCAAGAACCTGGTCACGTACCGGGCCGAGGCAAGGATCGAGCTGCTTTCGTTCCAGCCTACCGCCGCAGTGTACGGTACCACCGGCACCGCATCCTAATCGGTGCATTCAGATCTATGGGGAGGTCGCAAGTCGCGGCCTCCCTATCTTTGTTTGTATAACACACGCCAATGCTTCAGCACTATGTTGACAAGGTGGTTGTGCTGACCCATCAGCCACGAATTGATAGGCAATACCTGTTCGACAAGGCAGCGAAGGAAAACGGCCTTGACTACATTTTTTTTCAAGCCATCAAGGACGAAAACCCCAAGCGATCGTTCAACCTGTCGCAATGGGAGATCCTCACCATTTTTGCAGACACCGACCTTGAAACCATCCTTGTCATGGAGGATGACGCAGACCTGCGCAATCTTGACCTGATCGAACCTATATTGTCAGAACTGCCCAATGATTGGGATATGTTGTACTTGGGGGCAAATGCTAAACCACATCCCGATTTCATCCCACCTATCCGCGTTTCACAACATCTTTTCCGCATTTTTAATGCGTTTACCACACACGCCATTATTTACACACATAAGGCCATCGAACAGATACTTGAGGCCTACGATGGCGAACAGATGTATGACGCATTCCTGGATGCCAAGATGTTGCGCAGCCTGAATGCCTATGTGTGCAGTCCTTTCCTGTCCTACCAACGACCGGGGAGGTCGGACCTTTGGAACACCGACGTGGACTACACCGATACATTCAAGGCATCCGAGAACTATCTGAACAGCCTGCCATGATCTACCACTTGTCATATGCTTCGAACAACATGACCAAGTCATTGGAGGTTTGCCGCCAAAGCGCATTGCGCCATGGTTGTAATGCGACATTCCACATGACCATCGACCCGATATTCGCGGAAACAAACAAGCACATCCTTTCGCAACCAAGGGGCGCAGGGTATTGGCTGTGGAAACCGTACATGATACATCGGGCCATCGACGGGGCGCATGATGGCGATTACTACGTCTATACCGACGCGGGGGTGGAGTTCATCAGCAACATCCGGCACATCATCGACATAATGGAGCGCGAGAAAAGTGATGTGTTTCTATTTGGCAACAACTACCAACACCGCGAGTGGTGCAAGCGCGAAGTATTTGACGCAATGGGGTGCAGGGACGGCCACCAGGTGCAGGCATCGGCAATGGTGTTCAAAGTGTCTGACTTTGCCCTGCAGGTGGCAAACAAATGGCTTTCATGGTGCCAAGTTGGGAACTACATTGACGACAATTGCGGAAATCATCAATACCCATCATTCAAACAACATCGGCATGATCAGGCCATACTGACGGCCGTGGCACAAGCACACAACATCCCACTGCATTGGTGGCCTGCATCGTACAATGACGGGGCTTTCATATACGACATAGGAACATACACGGACAATTACCCTGTCATATTCAACCACCATCGGAAACGCAATAACGAATGGTTACTTTCGGACAACTAGGAAGGCACGGCCGCCTCGGCAATCAAATGTTCCAGGTGGCTTCAACCATCGGCATAGCAAAGGCCAATGGGTATGACTTTGCATTTCCCGAATGGATCAACCATGATGCAAAAGAGCGGTTTGGCAGCACTGAAGACATCGACATTGGCGGGTGGTTTACTAATTGGAAACAAATACCAAAGCTGACAACCGAGCTGCCGGAACATTTCATCAACTGGGGATGGCAGGGCCTGACACATCCTGACGGTGTCAGTTATGTGGGCCACATGCAAAGCGAAAAGTATTTCACACATTGCGCCGACTACATCCGGCATCTGTTCACGTTTCGTGAACCTGCAAAAATCAATTCATACACGGCCATTCATGTGCGCTGTGGTGACTATGGCAGCGACTATCATCCTATCTGCACGCGCGACTATTACGAACAAGCTATCCGTGCCATGCCGGGGCCTTACATCGTTTTTAGTGACGATGCCGAAAAGTCATACGACATACTGCCAAATCTTCTCGACGAGCGCAGTTGGTTCCACACAGGTAGTACACACGATGCCTTGCACGCCATGACGGAATGCCGGCGGCATATCATCGCCAACAGCACGTTCAGCTGGTGGGGTGCATGGCTTGCCAATTCATCGCAAGTGGTCGCACCACGGCAGTGGTTCGGTCCTGCAGCGGCACATCTTGACACGTCAGACATTTATCCACCAAATTGGACAGTTATATGAATATTCTGGCAAGCATACACCTATACCCACCTGAACACCTCTGCGGGGCCGAGTTCATGCTGCACGGCATAAACAAACACATGCAGGGAAAGGGGGACACCGTGAAGGTCCTGCTTCATCAGGCCAACCATTATAAGATCGAAAGCCATTACATATACGACAATGTCGATGTGTTCCCACCTGATCAAAACACTACACTCAACCTGTTCCGGTGGGCAGACATGGCATTCACGCACCTTGACTACACCAATTGGACCATCGGGATGGGAGCCATCCAAAGGCGTCCCATCTTTCATCTGATACACAACACGCACAAGAGCCTGAACATCGAGACGGCAGAAAAGCCGCAGTTCATTGTGTACAACAGCGAATGGGCAAAGCACGAACTTGGGTACAAGCATGAGAGCATTGTACTTCACCCACCTGTTAATTGGCGTTTTTATGACACCAACATAGACCCGTCACTGAACGAAACCATCACGTTGATAAACCTTGACCATAACAAG